TTTAGAGGTTATGTATCCAGCAACAGCAAATGTAGTAGATTATGATGTGGCAGAAATAGTGTTTCACGGCACGATAGAATATGATGATAGTGGAAGGGCAGTAGGTCAACCTAAAGATAGTGCTCGTATGTTAGCTGGTATGATAAAACAAGTAAACCAAAGCGTTCAAAAAATGTTTAGGATTGGAAAACCAAACTTTTTACAAGTTCCCAAATCTCAAAACTTTGGTAAATTAAAAGGTAAATTTTTACAACAAATAAATAAATTACAATCTACATATTCATTAAAAGATACAGATAAGTTGGGTGAATATCATCAGGCATATTGGAGAGAGTATGTATTTAATGCATCTAAACAATTTAAAGTTAGTTTGAAACCAAATCAATTTGTTAGTTTGGTTAATCGTTGGGCATATTTTGATAAGTCATATAAGATAGCGGATATTAAAAAAGATTATAAAGATAGTCCAAAATTTTTAGATTGGATATTATCTACAGATAAGAATGATGTTCAAAAGATTTTTAAAGATAATATAAAACCATTTGAAGTTTTATTCTTTTCAGTTGGTGCTGAAATATTGAAAAATATAAGTGGGTATATGGCAGCCTCACCAAATAAAACGGTACAAAAAATGAGAAAAGAAGTCATTCAGGCATTAAGGGATTTGAAAAGTGGTGGTAAGGTTGATAAATTAAAAAAGTTAAAAATACAAATTGAAAAATTAGAAGCAATTGGTGGATTAGATGCAATTGTTCCAAGTGAGGGAGTGGTGTTTAAGTATAAGGGTAAGACTTATAAGTTTACAGGAGCATTTGCACCAATCAATCAGATACTTGGTAGTTTGAAATTTGGATAGGAATAAATAGATGCCCTCTATAGAAGAAATAAAATTAGCATTAGGTACAATGGATAAATCATCCAATGCATCGAGTATTAATGAAAATGTAAATCCAACTTCATTTTCTCAAGAATTATTTGCTCCTATTGAAAAATTAGAAGATCACATTCACGATAGAGATGGTATTATTGAAAATTTAGAGGAAGAAATATTTGAATTAAAAAATCAAATTTCTATATTAGAAAAAGAGAAATCTAATATTTTAGAAGAATTAAAGAAATCGGGTTGGTTAGAAAATAAAGTTACATTTTCATCAAAATATAAAGGTAACATGAAAACAATTCTTGGTGAAGTAAAGGTTGTAGATACAAAGATAATATCTCTGTTAACAACCGTTGGAAGAAAAAAACAAGGTAATGAAAAATTAACTTGGAAAGGTTGGTTAACCATACCAGAGAATAGATATCTATATGAAATAAATGAAAGTATAGCTAAAGATGTTTACAACGCCACTACTGAATATATACGAAAAAATTGGGAAGATAGAAAAATATCACGAGGTGGTGGAAAAAAAGAACAAGAATCTGTAAATTACTCATTAACATTTAGTGGGAATGCTGGTGCTGGTAGTCTAAATAATCATGTAACAACTGATTTTAACCCCGATACTTATAACCTTAATTTAGGATTTACTGTTTCTTATTGGGTTAGACCAGATGAAGTAGGAAATACTATGTTTGCATTCGGTAGAAAGCATGCCAATAACCAACGATTTACATTTGGTATTAATAGAAAACGTCAATCATTCTTCGGCATTGGAGCAAATACAGGAATAAAAGCATGGGTTAACATGGATACACCAGTAGAAGAATCATTGTTAGTTCAGGATGGTAGTTACTTTAATCTAAAAACAGATGGTACTTGGTATCATTTTGCAGTAACGTATGATGACCGCTCAGATACATCTTCTGGTACTGACCGTAAGGTATATGTAAACGGAGTACTTCGTCAGACAGATAGTTTCAATTGGAGTAACACAGGCGGTGATACTGGTGGTATGATTTTTGGGGGGCGCAGAACATCAGGCAACCAATATGACAACGGATGGGCTTGTGGTCTTGACGAAGTGGCTATATATGACACAGCAAAAGATTCTGATTGGGTTGCAAGTGTATATAATAATAAAACTGATTACAATCATAAAGAGTCAGGTGGAAGTAGTCTTGTAGGATATTGGAGATTTAATGAAGGTGGTGGAACACGTGTAGAAGATTTATCAGGAAATGGTAATCACGGAACTTTGACCGCTGCATCTGGAGATATTACAGATTATCCAACTTGGTCAACAGATAAACCATAATATAATATAGGAGTAATTATGGCAAGTTATAGTAAAGAAGCAGAACGACAAAATAAAGTTTTAGGTGACCTTTTAGCGGGCAGAGAACCTGAAAAACGAATAATGGTCGGATACGATAGTGGAAACGAACCACAAAAACATGGTGATAAAATAGATAGACTCTCAGATATAATGAAAGAAGTAAGGATGCCTTACTTTTGTCCATCTTGTGAAAAGGTAATGAAGAAAAGACTTGATGATAAGTTTTGGAGAATAATGGGACATTGTTTTGATTGTCAAATTAAAATAGAAAATAAACTTCGTATTGAGGGTAAGTGGGAAGAATATGAAAAGAAAAAAATATTAGAAAATAAAAGAGCGTATTTAAAAGATTTAAAACAAAGTATTGATGAGTTCGAAGCTTCAGGAGGTAAGACTACGTTTTTTAATGAAGTTGGAGTTGATGAGAAAAGTGTGGAAAAAGAGGAATGGTCAATGGGACAAGAGAATTTTGATAAACTTGTCACGGAGGCTAGAGAATATATTGAAAAACTTGAGTTGGAGTTAGAAAATGAAATCATCGAATAAAAGAAAACTAATACTACCTGAGGATATTATATTTGAATTAATGGATATGACTGCAACTCTTGGAGAAGTTGCAGAAGAGTATCATCGTAAGATTGGACACGATGAGGAAATTGAAAACATTTTAGAAGTTTATCATAGAATCATAGATAAGTTAATGAATTTAAACAAATATGAATCAATTGATGAAAATGGTAGTAAAACAGTTAATCTTGAAGAACTTGTTCATGGAGCAGGGCTTTCATTTTTAGGAGAAAATTAAATGAAAAAGGTGTGGAAAGTATTATTAGGTATTATTGGTGGTCTTTTAGCCATTTTAGGACTTGGTGCAAAAGCTTCTGGTAAGAAGAAAGAAGAAATCAAAAAACTTGATAACGCAATCAAACAAAAGGACAAAGAAGTTAAACAAACCGAGAAAAAGGTTAAAGAACTTGAGTCAAAAAAACGAGTAAACAAAAAACAAGTTGAAAAACTGAAAAAAGAAGTTAAATCTACAAAGGCAGAGATAAAAAAGGCTCAAAAGGCAGTTGAAATTGATGATGTAGATGAAGCAGTAAACTTTTTGAAGAAGTTTTCCAAATAAACTGATATATATGTATATATGAAGAATTTAATTAAAATATTATTATTCACGGGAATAGTTTTTTCACAAGAAAAGACGTATACTTTTACTGAATCTGAAATTTTGGGTTTTACCAAACAGATTACTGATTTACAGGTAAAAGATAGTTTAAACACTAAAACTATTAAAGACTTGGAATCGATTATCAAATTGTTGGAACAAAATGCACAAACAGATTCACTAATAATTACGAATAAAGACCTTTCGATTGAAGTATTGAAAGAACGTTCAGAAATATTAGAAAAAAAGGTAAAACTTGTGAAACCGAGTTGGTATGAGAATAAATGGTTATATTTCACTTATGGAGTGATTATGACCGCGACTTCTGTAAAGCTTGCTGGTGAGATAGTACAATAATGTCTACTAATCCAACACCACTAAAAGAAGTAATCAAAACTGAATATGTGAAGTGTGCAAAAGATCCTGCATATTTTATGAAAAAGTATTGTATGATTCAACATCCAATTAAAGGTAAAATACCATTTAGTCTATATGATTTCCAAGAATCTACTGTAAATGAATTTCAAGATAATCGTTTTAATATAATATTAAAGGCAAGACAACTTGGTATATCGACTGTTACTGCTGGATATAGTTTGTGGATGATGACATTCTATCAAGATAAAAATGTTCTTGTGATTGCCACAAAACAAGATGTTGCAAAGAATTTAGTAACAAAAATTCGTGTGATGCATGCAAACTTACCGAGTTGGTTGAAACAAAAATGTGTTGAGGATAATAAGTTGAATCTTCGGTATGTTAATGGTTCTCAAGTTAAGGCAGTATCATCAGGACCAGAAGCAGCTCGTTCAGAAGCTCTATCATTGTTGATATTGGATGAGGCAGCATTTATTGATAAGATTGATGATATATGGACTGCAGCTCAACAAACATTAACGACTGGTGGTAGTTGTATTGCACTTTCTACACCAAATGGTGTTGGTAATTGGTTTCACAAAACTTGGGTAGAGGCCGAAGAAGGACGAGGATTATTTAACTTTATCAAACTTCATTGGACGGTTCATCCTGAAAGAGACCAAACTTGGAGAGACGAACAAGATAACTTATTGGGTATGCAGAGTGCAGCACAAGAATGTGATTGTGACTTTATCACTTCTGGTACTTCAGTTATTGATGCACAAATTTTAGAAGAATGTAAAACCAAAACGGTTAAGGATCCTGTAGAAAAACGAGGAGTGGATAGTAACTTGTGGATTTGGAAACCACCAAACTATACTAAAAATTATGTGGTATGTGCTGATGTTGGACGTGGTGACTCAGCAGACTATTCTGCATTCCATGTAATTGATGTAGAGAATGTAGAACAAGTTGCAGAATATAAAGGTAGAATACCTACAAAAGATTTTGGTAATATGTTAGTGAGTATTTCAACAGAATATAATGATGCCTTACTAATTATAGAAAACAATAATATTGGTTGGGCAACGATACAACAAGTAATAGATAGGGAATATCCTAATCTATTTTATACAAGTAAAGATTTACAATATGTCGATATTGCTCATCAGATGACAAATCGATATAGAAGTAGTGATAAAAGTATGGTGGCTGGATTCAGTACAACGATGAAAACCAGGCCATTAATTATTGCTAAACTTGAAGAATATTTTAGAGATGAATCTGTAGTGGTTCGTTCAAATAGATTGGTGGACGAATTATTCACATTCATTTATTTAAATAATAGAGCAGAAGCGATGAGGGGATACAATGATGACCTCGTGATGTCTTTTGCAATTGGACTTTGGGTTCGTGATACTGCATTAAGATTACGAACTGAGGGAATTGAATTAACAAAAAAGACTCTTGATAGGATGATGGATGTTGATGGTGTTTATAAACCTGAAGAAAATAAATCTGATTATTGGGATATGGAAGTTAACAAAGAAAGAGAGTCCTTAGAGTGGCTCTTATAAGTGAGGTAAAAAATGGCTGATAAAACATTATTTGGTCGGTTAAGTCGATTGTTTAGTACTAACGTTATAGTTAGAAACGTTGGTGGTAAAAAATTAAAAATTGCTGATACAGATAAATTACAACATGGTGTGAGAAGTCACCTTGTGGATAGATATTCAAAAATGCATAGTGGATTGGACTTAATAAGTTCAGGATATTCTACTGTACATCAAGTTATGGCTGCAAGACTTGGGTTATTTAAGGATTACGAAACAATGGATTCTGATTCTATTATATCAAGTGCTCTTGACATTTATTCAGATGAATCTACTATGAAAAATCCATACGGACAAGTTTTGGAAATTCAAAGTGATAATGATAACATCAAATCAATATTACATAATTTATTTTATGATATTATGAATATTGAATTCAATCTCTGGCCTTGGGTAAGGAATTTAACTAAGTATGGTGATTTCTTTTTACATTTAGATATAAGTGATAAGTATGGAGTTACAAACGTCATACCTCTTTCTCCATACGAAGTCATTCGAGCTGAGGGAGAAGATCCTGAAAATCCATACTATACTAAATTTTATTTAGAAACGATGGAATCAACACATCCATATTTACATAAGGCTCAATCTGGTGTAGGTAAAGTTGAGTTTGAAAACTTTCAAATTGCACATTTTAGATTATCGAGTGACAGTAATCTTTTACCTTATGGTAAATCAATGTTAGAGGGAGCTAGAAAAGTTTGGAAACAAGTTACATTGATGGAAGACGCTATGTTAATACATCGTGTAATGAGAGCACCAGAAAAGAGAGTGTTTAAAGTTGATATTGGAAACATACCACCAAACGAAGTTGATAATTACATGCAAAGAATCATCAACAAGATGAAGAAGACACCATTCATTGATGATAAAACAGGTGACTATAACTTGAAGTTCAACATACAGAACTTAACAGAAGATTTCTTTATGCCAGTTCGAGGTGGAGATAGTGGAACGTCAGTTGAGTCATTACCAGGAATGCAATATGAAACTACAGATGACTTAGAGTATTTGAAAAATAGATTGTTGGCAGCACTTCGTGTCCCAAAGGCATTTCTTGGATATGAAGAAAGTCTTGGTAGTAAAGCAACATTGGCAGCTGAAGATGTTAGATTCGCTCGTACCATTGAAAGAATACAGAGAATTATAACAAGTGAATTAACAAAGATTGCAGTTGTTCATTTATATTCACAAGGATTTACTGATGAAGAGTTGGTCAATTTTGAATTAAATCTAACTAACCCATCTACAATCTATGAACAAGAGAAGATTGAATTGTGGAGTAATAAGGTTAATTTAGCTCGTGATGTAAAAGATAATACTTTAATGTCTGCAGATTGGATTTATAAAAATGTTTTTAATTTTACAAACGACCAAGTTAAAGATATTGAAGATGGAATTATAAAAGACCAAAAACAAAAGTTTAGATATTCTCAGATTGAACAAGAGGGTAATGATCCTGTTAAGAGTGGGGATGTAGTTGGTACACCAAGTGATTTGGCAGCAATTGGTACTTCTGGTGACGAGGGGGCTCCTGATTCACCAGATGCAGTTGGTTCTGTATTCGACCAAGAGAATATGGGAAGACCTGAAGAAGTACCAAGTTATTCCAAAGATGGAAGTGCTAGAGGTAGAGATCCTTTAGGTAAGGTTAAACCACAACTAGCATTGTCTCACTATGATTCTTTGAAACAATCAGGATTAAAGTCTAATTCTGTCAAAGAGATACTTAAAGAAACAAATGAATCAGAAGAAATATCAAATGAATATGATGAATTTGTTAAAAAAGATTAACATAATAAATGTATAATTATTTGAAGTTTTTATATTTATATATGTACGAAAAATATACAGATTAATGGAGCGATTGATGTCCTATAATAAAAAGCATAACAAAATAAAGAATACGGGTATTCTTTTTGAATTACTTACTCGACAAATCACCGTAGATGTGTTGAACAACGAAAAAGATAGTTCTTCTATAAAAATTTTAAAAGAATTTTTCAATGCAAATACAGAATTGGGTAAGGAAAATGAACTTTATAAGATTTTAACAGAAAAGAAATATAAAAGTGCTAAACACTCAGAGATATTGATTGAAGCTGTCATTAAAAATCGTAGAAAATTATCAAATCGTAGACTAAGAAACGAAAAATATAATTTAATCAAAGAAATTAAACGTAGTTACGATACAAAAGATTTTTTCAATACTAAATTACCAAACTATAAAGTCTTGGCATCAATTTATAATATATTTGAAGGTGAATCTGCACGTGAAAGTTACGGGCCAGTAATTGAGACCGATAGTAAAGTAGTTGTAATGGAAAATATCACAAATCAATCGTCAAACAAGTCAAAAAATCTATCAGAAAAGTCTTACAAATCGTACGAAACACAAGAGGAAGACATTAGACTTTTGACATATCAACTATTAGTTGATAAATTCAATAAAAAATATAGTAATCTAAGTGAATCACAAAGAAATTTGTTAAGAGAATACATTAACAATTTATCAAACACTAATTCTTTGAGAGAATTCATAGATGCTGAAGTTATTAAAATTAGAAAAGTTTTATCACAACACTTAAATAGAGTGGATGATAAAATAACGAAAATTAAACTGACCGAAGCAATTGCTCATACAGATAATGCTACGAGTGGGAAACGTGTAAAAGATTCTCACGTTGTATCTTTAATGAGATATTATGAATTAGTGAAGGAATTAGAAAATGTCCACGAAAATAAGTAAAAAAACATTTAAAGAGTTATTACGAAAACTCATCCAGCGTGAAATAGAGGAAGCATCAACCACTGCTAATGTACCTGGATACGATACACCGAGGGCATTTGCAGGTAAGGGTACTAAGATGGGTGTACCATTGGATAGAAGAGATTCTATTGCAAGTGGTAGTGGATATGAAAAGATAGATGAGGCAGATGATCACGAAGGAAAGATGGCAAAGGCTCAGTTAGAAAGAAGTATGGAATATGCTGGGATGATTTACAAAATGATTGGTAATGTTGACACCGATGGTGATGGTGAAGTTAATTTTCCATCATGGGTACAATCATATTTGACAAAATCTCAAGATTATTTACAAAGTGTATATAATTACTTAGATGGTAAAGATGGATTAGATGATAAATTTCAAAAAGAAGAATCAGTAAATGAAGATGCTAAAGACGTAACTAAAGCAAAAAAAATTACACGTGATTTAGAAAAAATTGAAGGTAAATATCGTAAATCTATGTATGATTTATCCGATAGATTACAGGCAGATCCTAAAAATCACAAGTTACAAGATGAATTAGTAAGATCATATACAAAGAATGTAACATCTTTCATGAGAGATATGATTAAAATAACTAAAAGGATGAAATAATGAAAGAGCTTATAGTCGATTATATTCCATTTGAAGTATCACCACAACAAATAACCGAGGCCATGAAAGAAAACAATGGTAAGTTAGTTGTTAAGGGTGTATTACAAAGAGCAGATGCGAAGAATCAAAATGGAAGAGTATATCCAATGGAGATTCTACAAAGAGAAGCAAAGAATTATGATGAGGGATTCATCAAACAATCCCGTGCTATGGGTGAACTTGACCATCCAGATTCATCAGTTGTGAATTTACAAAATGTATCACATAATGTAACTGAAATGCACTTTGAGGGTGATAACCTATTAGGTACAGTTGAAATCTTAACTACACCAAGTGGTAACATTTTAAGAGAATTATTTAAGAATGGAATTAAACTTGGTATCTCTTCTCGTGGTATGGGTTCAGTAGAAACCGTAAATGAAGATAATGGTGGACAAGTAATGAAAGTTGGAGATGATTTTGAACTTATAGCGTTTGATTTTGTAAGTAATCCATCTACACACGGAGCTTTTATGCATCCACTACAAGAAAATGTTGATAAGTCTCAAACACAAGGTAGAACTTGTGGTACGTATTGTAAGGCAGAAGATATAATTAACAAAATCATACGAGGAGAGTAAATTGCCCTCACGTTCTAAAGCACAACAAAAATTTATGGGAATGGTTCATGCTCTTAAAAAAGGAGAAATGAAACCAAGCGATGCCTCACCCGAAGTTAAGAAAGCTGCAGATTCTATGACGAAAAAATCCACAAAAAAGTACGCTTCAACTAAACATAAGGGTAAACCAGAACGTGTTTCAAAGGAAGTGGTTAAAAAACTCGGTGAAATGATTAAACAAGAGGTCGCCAAACGAGATTATAAGGCAGAATATAAAAAATTTCAATCATCTACAAAGATGAAAAAGTATAGGGCAGAATTAAATAAGTATAATAGACAAAAAGGTACTTATGGTAATGGTGATGGTAAAGACGCATCACATAAAGGTGGGAAGATTGTAGGTTTTGAATCACAATCTAAAAATCGTGGAAGAGCAGAGAAAAGCCGTTTGAAGAAAGAAAATCTTGGTAAAAGATGTACGGTAAAAGAAGTATCAAAGTGGTTAAAAACACTTGAAGAATTTAGATATAGAAAAGTTCGTCCAGTTGATGCGAGAAGAGTTGCATCATTTGTGAATAATGGAATGAATGAAGAAGAATTACCAATGAGTTTACAAAAAAAGTGGGAACATAAAAAATATGGTAGAGAAAAACATTTAGCAGGAAAATTTATTGAGACTTTTTTAAAAAAAGAATCCGTAAATGAAATCTTTCCAAAAGGAGCAGGTAGAAAAATAAGTAAAGCTATGCAAAAAGGAAAGTATAAACCTGAAAAAAGAAGGAAACCAAGATACGGTGAAGTTGAGGTAATGAAAGGTAAAGGAAGTAGACAAAGTTGGTTTTATTTAAAAACTCAAAATGATGTTAAACAATTGATAAGACTTGGTAGAAATAGTGCTTTCCCAACTGGAATTACTAAAAATAATTCAAAATTAAAGTTTGATAAGGGTTTACATATAAAAGAATCCGTAAATGAAGCCGTAGAACCAAGAGGTAATATAAAAAAAGTTCTTGATGTAGCTAAAAACAAACAAGCTAAAAAGATTGGTGGTACTCTTGTAGATGGAACTACTGCAAATATGATGACTCAAGTTTGGAATAAGGTAAACGACTCAAGTAAAGAAAAAATGAATAAGATGAATACAAAACAACTTATCAATTTAATTCTAAGAATGTGGAAAGCAATGGGGACACCAAGAGTATGATTAAGTTAAAACATATATTAACAGAGAAAAGAGAATTTCCTGCAGATGGGATTACTGTTATGAGTTTGCAAACTGATAGAAATGAACATACCAAAGCTAGACTTACTTTAGCTCAAGTAATGAAAAATAAAAAATTTATAGGTATCTACAAAGCTATAGAAAATATACAAGATATTGAAAGATTCTTCCCATCAGAGTTAAGAAAATATCGTGATAGTGTGGATAAAGAACTATTCAAAACTGCTAAAAAGATGTATAGTAACTTCAAAGACATAAACGGAGCATTTTAATGATTAAGTTAAAAAGTTTAATAAAAGAAAATTGTGAATGTGGTAATAGTTGTTGTTCTACGAAAGAACAAATAAACGAGAAAAAAGAATTTAAAGGTAATCTACAAATGATTGCATCAATGAATAAAAAGAAACATGACTCAACGGTAGCAAGAATAGAAGTTGCAGACAGATTACCCCACAAATCTATGTCAGAGGTTTATACACATATTTACAAGTTAGAATTAAATCTGAACTATCCACCAGCTTTGAGAAAGGTTCGTGATTTAGCAGATAAAAATTTATTTAAACTTGCTAAGGGAATGGTAAGTAATTCCGATGAAGTAATTAAAGCATTAAAATGATTAAGTTAAACGAAATACTCAAAGAATCATTACAACTACCAAATGGAAAAAAAATCCAAATGGGTAAAATTTTTACTGGTCAAGGAAAGGCATTTGTAAAAGAAGAAGATTTAAATGAGGAAATAATACCATTATCAAAGTCAGATATAAAAAAGATGGAACGGGCCTCTCAAAAATTAATTAAAGATTTAGAAACGTTTTTAAAAGTATGGAAGAAAAAACATAAAGTTTCTGTAAGTGATTCCGTTTTGTATGATACCTCTAAAGAGTGGGAAGGTCTTATACGAGATTTAAAAATGAAATTTGGTGGTTGGTTTGGTTTTGTTTACGATAGTGATTATGTAAAGTGAGGTATTAGATGAATTATACAAAAAATATGTGGGACAATTGGAAAGACTTTAGATTAGACGAAGAATCTGATGATTTAACCAAATTATTTGAAGAATTTCAAAAAAAAGGTATTGAAGAGTTTTCTGCATATGGAACGACATTTTCAAATCCCGAAGCTCAAAAATTTGTAGAAAATGATATTAAAGAAATGGGTAAAATTTTTAACAAATCTTCACAAAGGGCAATTGCAATAATGCTAAGTGGAGTAAAAAATGGTAAGTATGATGCTATGGATTTGATTCGTGGTATTAAACAAGGAAATGTTCGTGATACAAGTATGGGTGTTAGAGAGATGTTACAAGTATTGTGGAATAAAGTAGAAAAAAGATTTAGAAAATATTTAGGTGGTAAAAAACGTAAGTAGTTTATATTTATTACCGAATTAGGAGAACAAAAATGGCAAAGTTAAAAGATATAATCAAAGAAAATTTTTCACTTGTGGGTGGAGTTGTTAGTGTACCTGCAATTGGTGGTGCACCAAGTAAGGGTTTAACCGATATCGTAGAAGATATTTACGGAACAAACTCTGAAAAGGTTTCTGCTAAAGAAATAAAAGAATCAATGAAAACTTTTTCTCAAATGGGTAAACTTTTACAAACAGAAAAGAATTTAAAAGAAATTGCAAATTCTCTATCTACTATTGCAACAAAGGCAAAAACCTACACATTAAGTGAGACAGAAGATTGGTTTGATAAAGTTACTGTAAATCGTAATATGAAGGAACTTACTACATTATCAAAATCTTTTAACAAAATTGCAACAGAAGCTCAGTCTCTACAAGAAAGAATGAGTGCACTATATGAAGATATGGGACACGTTATTGGTCGTTACTATGAAATAAGTGATGAAGAAGAAGGACATGGAGAAGAAAATATCGAAGAGGGAGATTACGAAGAGTTCTTCCAAAAGGCAATGGATAAGTTTGGTATTAAATCACCAGCAGAACTTGATGATGATAAAAAGAAAGAGTTCTTCAATTATGTAGATAAAAATTACAAAGCAAAGTCTGAAGGTAACTTATCTGAAGCAAAATTTGCAGTAAGTTTTGAACTTGGTCAAGGTGGAGATGGAACTATTATTGTAGATGCATCAGGATCAGGACAAGCAAAGGCAATAGTAGCAAAACAATTAAAAAAAGGTCTAAAGGCAGTTAAAGGTGTAAAGAGAGTTCAGTCAGGATTTGGAAAACAAATGGACAAGAAACTCGGAGACGACTAAACGAAAAGAGGTTATAATTGATTGAAGTAAGATTGAAAAGAAACGAATCTATTGAGAGAGCAATTTCAAGATTCAAGAAGAAAGTTAAAGAGAGTGGTTTTTTGTTTGAGTTAAAAGAAAGACAATACTACACTAAACCATCCGAAGAACGAAGAGAAAAGAAAAATAGAGCTAAAAGACGTAATTATTATCAACGATTACGTGACGAAAAAAGTTTCTAATTTTCATAGTTTTTTAATATAAGTATATATTTATATAAAACGAAATACACTATCGTATATTCCTATACATCATATAGTGTACCTGATTAAGTAATTAATTTAATTATAGTTCCCAATAACTATACTGAAATCCAAATGGAGAAACATAATGGATGACTTATTAAAAGAAGCCATCGCAGATGCAAAAGCAGTTCGTGAAACAGCTCTTGCTAATGCTAAAATGGCACTTGAAGAAGCATTTACTCCACGTTTAAAGTCAATGTTAGCTCAAAAAATCCAAGCTGAAATCGAAGATGAAGGCGAAGATGAAGAAGAAGTTTCTGAAGTCGAAGATGAAGAAATGGATGATGAAGTTGAGGACGAAGGCTACGGCGAAGAAGGTGAACATTCTGACGAAATAGAAGATGAAGAAGAAGTCGAAGAAGGTGGACATTCTGACGAAGAAGAAGATGAAGAAGAATCTATGGATGAAATCGAAGACGAAGATGAAGATGCTGAAGTTTCAGAAATCGAAGACGAAGATGAAGATGCCGAAGAAGTATCTGAAATTGAAGATGAAGATGATGAAATGGAAGAAGAACTCGACCTCGAATCAATTCTTGCTGAGTTAGAAGCAGAAATCAATGAAGAAGATG